AGGCTTCATTTATCCCTGACTTAGAAGCCGGTTGGCAGAATAGTATTAGACCCACATTAACCGACTATAAAGGGAAGGCAATATTCCTTTCAACCCCACGAGGCAAAAACTATTTTTATAGCCTGTTTATGAAGGCGGGGGAAAATGATTGGGCATCCTTTAAATTTACTAGCTATGACAATCCGTATATTGACCCACAGGAAATAGATGAAGCTAGGATGCAACTGCCCAATGTAGTTTTTGAGCAGGAATATATGGCTAACCCTAGCGAGAATAGTGCCAACCCATTTGGTAATAAGTTTATTGTGGATTGTACTAAGCCTATGAGCAATCAGCCAATAGTAGCGTTCGGGATTGACCTTGCTAAATCCGTTGACCATACCGTAATCATAGGTCTTGATAATAACGGCAACGTGGCTTATTTTGACCGCTATCAAATGGATTGGCATAATACTAAGGAAAATATAAAGAGGCTACCAAGATGCCCTATATTAGTGGATAGCACCGGAGTTGGTGACCCTATCCTAGAGGACTTGCAAAGGGAAGGGATAGCCATTGAGGGGTTAAAGTTCACGAGTTCTAGTAAGCAGCAATTAATGGAAGGCTTGGCTACTGCCATACAACAGGGTAGAATAGGCTTCCCTGAAGGGGCAATCACAAATGAGTTACAAGTGTTTGAGTATCAGTTTACTGCAAATGGGGTTAAATACTCAGCACCTAGCGGATTCCACGATGACTGCGTGATGGCATTGGCTTTGGCTTGGAATAACTTTAGTATCAAAAGGGGCAACGGCAGGTACTCATTTATGTAATCAGCTACATATATATTATAATAAAAAATATATAATAAAATACACCATTGTATACATAAGTTTTGTATTTTTATAAAAATTATACAAAATGAAAACAATATTATTAGAGGCTAATGCAATCGTATATGATAGGGCAGAAGAAAAAATTAGAGAGTATGGCCCATTTGATGAATCATTAAATAAGGTTTCTATTATTGCATCTGAGCTATGTAGTAAAGCAATTACTACAGAAGATGTATATAAAATATTAATTTCTTTAAAATTAAGTAGAATGGCATATAATCATAAGCATGATACTTATTTGGATATGATTTCGTATATTGCAGCATTATATAACTTTAAAAACAAACAAAATGGAAAACAAAAAACAAACAGTAAAAAGTCAAGTAAAAGAATTAAAAGAAAATTCTAATTTAAAACCAAAACAAATTTTAGAGTTTCTTACAGAAAAAAATGTAAAGACTACATTAAATTCAATTAATTATTATTACTATGACAAAAAAAGATTGGCTACAACAAACGCTTAAAAAATTAATTAATAAGCCTATCTTAACCACAAGAGCGGGGGATGCAAAAGTTTTAATTGGATGGCATAAAACATTTAATTTAAAAACATTCCCCGCTACTACGGGTAAAAAATTAGTATTATCTCAAGTATCAAGAGAGTTATATTGTTTTATTAATAAACTTGAAAAGAAAGAAGACATAAATAAGCACGGATTAATTATATGGGATGACAATATTAAAGCTGCTAATATGGACGGAATTGGAAGAGTTTATGGAATACAATGGCGAGACTGGGATAAAAAAATTGACCAATTAAGAGAAAGTATTAATTTAATAAAAAAAGATAATACATCAAGAAGGGCTATAGTAACTGCATGGAATCCTAGTGAAATAAATGATGGGTGCCTTCCGCCTTGCCATATTTTATTTCAGCTTAATGTAATAAAAAATACATTATATATTTCAGTTTATCAAAGAAGTGCTGATGCCTTTTTAGGTTTGCCATTTGATATTGCTTCTTATTCTATTTTAGCAAGACTTATACAAAATGAACTAAATATAAAAAATGCAAAACTTTCTTATTATGTTTCAAATTTGCATTTATATATGGACCATTATGAGCAAGCTAAAGAATGTATTGAGTTAAAATCCTACGATTATCCTGTATTAAAATTAAATGATACAATAGATAATTTTCATTATGATAATGTAATTTTAGAAAATTATAATTATACAAAATTTATTAAAGCAAAAATGAATATATGAAATTAAATAATGAATTTGACATTATAAGACAATGGGCAAAAAATAAAGGTATTTATGACAAAGGTGATAAAAAAACACAATTTATTAAATTACAAGAGGAAGTGGGAGAGCTAGCTGTTTCAATATTAAAAAATAAAAATTTAGATTTTATAGATGCTATTGGTGATTGTGTTATTGTTTTAACTAATTTAGCGGCATTAGAAAATATTAAAATCGAAGATTGTATTAATAATGCATATAAGGAAATAGCCAATAGAGAAGGCAATATGATTAATGGTACATTTGTTAAAAATGAAAAATAAAGATTTATTTTATATAAAAATAGCGGAAACCATTGCGAGTGCATCTTATTGCCAAAGAAAAAAAGTTGGTGCTATTATAGTAAAAAATGATAATATTATAGCTATAGGATACAACGGCACAATTAGTGGTTTTGATAACATTTGCGAATTAGATAATGGGCAAACACGCCCTGATGTGCTTCATGCTGAATCAAACGCAATAGCAAAATGTGCTAAATCTGAAAATAATTCAAATGGTTCAACTATGTATGTAACATTATCACCATGTTATGAATGTTCAAAAATTATAATACAATCAGGAATAATTAAAGTAGTATATTTAGAACAATACAGAGATTTATCTGGTCTTGATTTATTAAATAAAGCAGGCATAACTGTGGAAATGTTACAAAAATAAGTGCATTATTTTTTTTATTTAATACATAAATGGTGTATATTTGATTTATCAAACAAACCAAAAAACAAACACTATGGCAAACAGATTAAAAACTAAACAGGAAAAGCATTTAGAATTATTAGCTAAAAGAAACGCTGAATACGCTAAAGATTCATTAGGTATCGAATGGTTTTTTATTATTATAATTGGCGGATTGTTAGCAACTGCCTTAATTGAAAATATGTAAAATATTATCCCCGTCACAAACAATCAAATAAATTAAAAAACAATGGGTGTTAGTTAGTTTCCTAGATGGGGCGGGGATATTTTAAAAATTACAATTATGACAAACTACGAATTAAAACAAGGCTTATTAGATAAGTTGGAAATAGAAGGTCTTATTGAAAGGATTCAAAAACTAGAAAAGCAATTAGCTGAAAAGGAATTAGAACTTAAAAAAATGACTAGGGAATTAGTATCTTTGCAGGAAGACTTTTATAAAGAATAGATTATGAAAATCATATTAATAATATTGGTATGGGAATTAGTAAAGGAAATTATTGCTAGAATAATAAAAAGTCAATTATGAAGTATATAAAATTCTTTATTATTAGCATCCCAATAGTTTGCTTAATATATGTAATTGTATTATCTTTATTCAAAATCAAGACACTATGTGGAAAAAAATAAATGTTTGGCAATATCAGCAGATATACAATGTATATAGTTCTAAGGATAAATACTTAACTGAAATTGAAATTGATTCAAAGCTAGTATCAATAGTTAATAACCTAACTGATACACAGGTAGATAGTTTGCCATTAAAGGAGTTTATGGAATTAAAGAAAAGCGTTGAATTCCTGAATAAGCCTATTGAGGGTAAGCCGGTTAAGTATATCAAGATTAATAAAACTAAAAGGTATAAAATAAACTACGACGTAAGTAAGATGCCATTTGCTAGATATATTGAAAGCAAGGTATTTAGTGAGGACTTATATAATAACTTACACAAGTTAGCAGCTACAATGGTTATACCACAAAAAAGAATATTGGGTATTTGGTTTAAACAAAAGTACGACGCTAGTAAGCATCAGGAGTATTCAGACGATATGCTAACCGCTAGATTTATAGACGTTTATCATTCGTTGGTTTTTTTTTATCAAATATACAGAAATTGGATAGAAGTTTCACAGGATTATATGGTGAACAAAATGATGCAAACAGGGATGACACAGGAAAAAGCGAAAGAGGCGGTTCAAAGTTTATGCAATACTTTGGATGGCAGTATTCAACCAAACTTGTTGCCGAGTACGAAAATTGCACAGTTACGGAAGCGTATGAACTTAGCACAATCGAATGTTTAAATATACTATCATATTTAAAAGCTAAAAGCGATTATGACAAAGAGCAAATAAAGAAGGTTAAGTAAATAGTGGTTTTTTGGTTTACTGACCCCTGCCCGTAAAAAGGTGGGGGTTAGTTATTTTTATATCTTTGCCCTATTTATTAGTATGAGTATTACGAAAGCACAGGCGATAGCATTAGGGGATGGCTTATTAAATTCACTAGGGGAAAAACCTATGAATGAAAATGATATGCCGGTTATTGAAAAGCTACTCAGGGATTTTGGCGGTGATTTCATAACTAATGCACAAGAGAATTTAAGGAAAAACAAGTCTATTGCTTCAGGTGATATTAATGATATTAGAATTGATTTAACAAAGTTTGGAACAAGATATACATTAGCATTGGGTTACCCTAAAAACGAACCTGCTTCTAAATATTGGGATTTTGTAAACAAAGGGGTTAAGGGAACTAAGAATGTTAAAGCAGACGGAAGTACACCTTATAAATTTAATCCTGCCAAAAAGGCTATTCCAATATCAGCCGTTCAAAAATGGTTGGGGTATAATAAATTAAAGGTAACGGCAGTAAAGAAGTATAAGAAGCTAGGAGTAGAACAAAAGGCAATAGATAGTAAAAAGTCATTGGCTTATATGGTAGCTAGGTCAATACACAGAAAGGGTATAAGGTCAACGCATTATTTTGACAACGCACAAAAAGAAACCTTTGGTAAAAACTTCTATGAGGTTATGGAAGCTGCGCTAGGGAAAGATATTCAGATTAAAATTAGACAAATAGGAAAAGAAATAAAAAATGGCAATAACAATACAAAGTAGTCCTGCGCCTTATTCAAGTATGCACGATGACTTATGGTTCGTTTCTAGTTCAACAAACGTAGGTCAAACTGCGTTTAAATTCGTTTATGACGTATATGTAAACGGTTCACAAGTTAGCCGGACTAAGGTATATCCATCACCATCAGCCGAAGGTAGCTATGGAGTATTTAATGCTTCACCAATGGTGAGGTCATTTGTAACTAATTATTTTGAACCTTCAGGCAGTTCTATATTGGTAGCTTCTAATGATAAGATAAAAGTAGATAGTCAAATTAGAATAGGCGAGGAGTATGTAAGCGGTGGTAACTTAATAACAATACCTAATGTCGCTTCAGGTGCTTTAGCTTCATATAATTACTATCCGCCTTTATTTGCGGATATATTATTTGTGAATAATAATACACCGTTAGTGCTATCAGATTATTACGATAATCTATTATTAGAAAACTTTACAGACGATTGGATTACAGAAAGGGACAACGAAAAGATTACGATTGAGTATGGCGATAATTTCTATGCCACATATTTCAAGATTACTGCCGGTACTTATAATGCTTTTATAGACGTTATAAACGAATCAGGCGCAGTTGTAGATACTGTAAGTGGCGGCATTACATTTAGCGGTGAAATGAATTTATTTAATTGTCAGGCAGGACATATAAATACCTTTGCGGGTAGGACATTGATTACAGAAGCAACTTATGGATATAATGTTTATTTAAAAAGAGGGGTTGCCGTATCTAGAAAATTACAGTTTATTCAAAAGTGCTATCCTAAATATAAACAGTACAACCTGCATTTTCTTAATAGGCTTGGCGGTTGGGATACAATGAAATTTGCATTAGTCAATAGAAGGTCAACGGAATTACAAAGGGCATCTTATAGAAGGAACGATTGGCAGTTATCAGGCAACACAATGTCTAATATTGACGCTTATAATAAGTACAACGAAACGACTTTAAACTATGCAATTCAGCACAAGGATAAGTTCCATTTAATTTCGGATTGGGTTAGTCAACAGGATTACGAATGGCTTGGTCAGTTATTTGCAAGTACCATAGTTTATATGGAAGTACAAGGTGCTTATTTCCCTGTGACTATTAGCAGTACAAACTACGAATATAAATTAGAAACAAGCGATAAGTTATTTAACTTTGAAATAGATATTGAAGTTGGTAAATATTTAACAAGTCAATTTAGATAATGATTAGTACAGAAATATATATTGAAGATAATAGGTTAGATTTATTGCAGGATATAAGTACGGAATTTACTTATACGGTAGACGACGTTATGGATTTTGGTGCTAAGAATACATCATTTAGTAAAACAATATCTTTATCAGGTACGGCTAGGAATAACCAAATATTTGGATTTGTATTTGACATTGGTAACGCTAATGATTTTGACATAACTAAGCCAAACGTAAATTATAATTTCAACGCTAGTAAGTCAGCTAAGTGTGTTATATATATTGACAAGGTTCAGATATTTAAAGGCACTTTAAGGATTTTGGAAATAGTTGTCGATAAAGAAACTATTGAATATCAATGTAGTGTGTTTGGTGAACTAGGTGGTCTTATGAATACGATAGGAAATAAAAAGCTAGAGGATTTAGATTTTAGTGCTTACGACCACGTTTATAATACAACTAATATTACTGCGAGTTGGGATGCCACAAGAGGACAGGGGTATTATTACCCATTGATTGATTACGGCAATGTTAGTACTAATAAAGTAGATTTCCAATATACTACATTCAGACCTGCAATTTATATTAAGCAATATATAGATAAAATATTCGCTAATATAGATTACACTTACGAATGTGATTTTTTTAATACAGATTATT